AATTTAATGATCAGTTCACACGTGCCCAGTTTGTTGCATTAGTTGAACCATTCTTGCGTGATGTTCAAGGTCGTCGTGGTATCACAGACTACCGTGTTGTTTGCGACGATACGAACAATACACCAGAAATTATTGATCGTAATGAGTTTGTTGGTGACATTTATATTAAACCTGCTCGTTCTATTAATTTTATTCAGTTAAACTTTGTAGCAGTAAGAACAGGTGTAAGTTTCAATGAAGTTGTTGGTTCAGTTTAATTAAAGAGAAACAGGAGAAAATTAAATGGCATTTAACGTAAATCAGTTCCGTTCACAACTAACAGGTGACGGTGCCCGCCCAAATCTATTTGAGGTAAGTATGCCGTTTCCTGCATTCTCGTTTCCAGGAAACGCACAAACAAAAATGACGTTCATGTGTAAGACAGCACAACTTCCAGGTTCAACTCTGGGTGTTGTGCCTGTTCAATACTTCGGTCGTGAACTCAAGTTTGTGGGCAATCGTACTTTTGCTGATTGGACAGTAACAATTATCAATGATGAAGATTTCGTTGTACGCAATGCATTTGAGCGTTGGATGAATGGCATCAATAGCCACAATCTAAATATTCGAAATCCAGTTGCTGGTACTCCGTTGGGTTACACACAAGACGGTGAAGTTACTCAATTCGGTAAAGCAGGTAACACTATTAAGAAATATAAATTTGTAGGTATGTTCCCAAGCGACATCACACCTATCGATGTTGATTGGGGATCAAATGATACGATTGAAGAGTTTTCTGTAACGCTGACCTACCAGTGGTGGGAAGCAGTTGCAGATGGTGTGATCTAATAGTAGGGGTGTTTTACCCTTACTTGTACTTTAGAATGGATAATTAATGGCGATAAAACTTTTCGGCTTCACGATTGGGTCAAAGGATGTTGTTCAGCAAGAAAAACCTGAACAATCATCCTTTACTCTGCCTTCTGCCGCACAATTAGATGATGGTGCAGTTACCGTTACGCAGAATGCGTATTATGGCACTTATGTTGACTTAGAAGGTTCTGTCCGTAATGAGATTGAACTTATCACTCGATATCGTGAGATGTCAAATCATCCAGAATGTCAAATGGCCATTGATGAAATTGTCAATGAAGCCATTACACATGACGAATCTGGTAAAGTTGTTGACATTGTTCTGAATAATCTGAAGCAACCAGAGTCAATCAAAAAGAAAATCATTGAAGAGTTCAATACAATTGTTAGATTGTTGAACTTTTCAAATCTTGCTGACGACCTATTCAAGCGTTGGTATATTGACGGTCGTATGTTTTATCATATCGTTGTCAATAACGAAAACCCTAAAGAAGGTATTCAAGAGTTACGATACATTGATCCACGTAAGATTCGTAAAGTACGTGAAATCAAAAAAGACCGTGATCCAAGAACTGGTGCAATGGTCATCGTATCAACTGCTGAATACTACGTGTTCAATGATCGTGGTACAACAACACAAACATTTACAGCAAATGTAGGCCAAGGTCTCCGTATTGCACCAGATTCAATTGTTAATATCAATTCTGGTTTGATGGATGCTAAAAATACATTTGTTATTTCATATCTACACAAAGCAATCAAGCCACTCAATCAGTTAAGAATGATTGAAGATGCGATTGTTATCTATCGTATTTCACGTGCGCCAGAACGCCGTGTTTTCTATATCGACGTTGGTAACTTGCCACGTGGTAAAGCAGAACAATATCTGCGTGACATCATGATCAAGTATCGTAACAAACTTGTTTATGATGCCAACACTGGTGAACTGCGTGATGAGCGTAAGCATATGTCAATGCTTGAAGATTTCTGGTTACCACGCCGTGAAGGTGGTAAAGGTACAGAGATTACTACTCTACCAGCAGGTCAGAATCTTGGTGAACTAGAAGATGTAAAATATTTTCAGAAGAAATTATTACAGTCACTCAATGTACCATACTCACGCCTTGAATCACAAGAAGGTGGTCTTGCTGGTATAGGTCGCTCACAAGAAGTCACACGTGATGAACTCAAGTTTGCCAAATTTGTCGTTCGTCTGCGTAATAAGTTTTCTCAGTTATTTGATGATCTGTTACGTACACAATTGGTACTCAAGGGTGTATGCACACGTGAAGAGTGGGATGAGTTCAAAGAACAAATCTATTACGACTTCCGTAAAGACAATAACTTCACAGAACTTCGTGAAGCAGAATTACTACAGAATCGTCTGCAAATGGTACAGTTGGTTGATCCATTCGTTGGTCGTTACTTCTCAAACAAGTATGTCAAAGAAAAGATTTTGATGATGACTGAAGAAGAAATCGAAATGATGGATGAACAGATTCAAGAAGAAAAAGATACACTGCCGGATGACATGCAAGGTCCTGTATTAGGTGGACCACCAGGTGGTGATCAGCCGCAAACAGAACCAGAAGATAACACAATTGAAAATACCGAAGAGACTGAATCACTGACACCCGGTCTAGATGACGAGGTAAACAAGTCAGTTATCAGTATAAATAATAGACGAAGATAAGAAAGGTTATTATGGATATTCAAGATATTATCAACAATATTGCTGCTGGCGAAAACGTGGCAGCAAAAGAAAGCATAGAAAATGCATTATCAGCGAAAGCGTTCGATGCGCTCCAGGGTCGCAAGCAAGAAATCGCTTCTACTCTTTTTGGCGGGCAAAACCAAGAGTCTCAAGAAGTTGCAGATAACGAAGAAGCCGTAGAAGAATGAAGTCTTTATTAGAGTTCAAACACATTGTTGAAGAAGAGAAGTCTGACTACTCAAAGTTAGACGCTCTTGTTCGTGCTGGTTTGGCAAATAAAGCACAGTTACAGCGTATCCATAAAATAATGGATAAGATGAGTGAAGAACGACCAACATTCAATAATGCTGATCGTGAAATCATGCGTAATCTTTTCAATCGTATGGCTGATTTGATTACAAGCAATAAACAGATTTATGCCAAAGCAAGACAAGCGGTCCGTGAAGAACTGGAAGAAGCAAGAACAGATAGCGTTGGAAGTGCTTATCCAGTGGTACCAGATCCACCGGTTGTTTTGGTAATCAAACGTAAAGCAGTTCGTTTATATCCAGATGGCACACGTATTGCCTTGTATTACAGCGACAAACTCAAAAGAGTGTTTAGTTTGCCATATGGTCCTGCTGTTGATGCTGTTGTTCAAGCAGAAGAATACATAAAAGAACTTGTTGAATCTGAACAACTATTACTCAATGATGGCAACTCAATTATATTGAGTGAAGAAAATAAACAATTTTTGATTGACACTTATAGTCAATTAGATGAAGAAAATAAACAAGTATTCTGGCAGCAACTTACAGAATCAATAACAACATTTGGTCAACTCAATGAATTTTGTAGAACTAATTCTTCAAAATAGATTAGACGAAGCAAAGAAACTAATCTTTGATCGTTTAGATGACATTGCTTCTATCAGAATGGAAGAAGCAAAACCATTCGTCGTTGATGAGATGTTTGAAGAAATTGAAGTTGACGAAGAAGTATTAGAAGAAGCGGCAAAGAAACGCAATCCAAATGTTGTAAAAATGGGCAGAGTGCAAAAGATTCGTCGCCGCATTCGTCGCAATAAAAAAGGTAGAATTATCGTACAGAAGAATGTACGCAAATCAGCAATAAAAGGATATCGTTTGTCTGGTAATACAGTAAAACGTATACCAGCAACAGAAAGATTACGTAAAGCACGTTTATTAAAACGTGCATGGAAAACAACAAGAAGAGCAAAACTTAGACGCACATTGTTGAAGAGAAAAATGTCAATGCGCCGTCGTCAATCTATGGGACTAAAATAAAATGCCATTTGAAATTACCAACACACTAAGAGGTCTGTCAGTTATTCGTGCTGTTGATGCTGGTACATACACATTCACTCTTAATGATTTGAGGGCTAATGCAACAATTGAAACTGTAACTGCTGCCGACATCAAGAGAGTTATGTGGTCAACAAACGGCAGCATTACAATTACACGAAATGGTGTTCCGCAGCTTGCTTTGCATACCGGCGGTGTTATGGATTTTGCAGACTTTGCACACTCAATTGCAAATAACAACACTCAAACCATTGTAGCAACAATTAATACGGGTGGTACTCTTATTATGGAAGTTTCTAAGTTTGCTACTTACAATGTCGATCCGTATACAGGAGTAACTATATAATGAAACTCATCAAAGAACATATTGAAGAAGTTCGCTATCTTACCGAAAAAACGGAAGATGGTAAAAAACAAATGTACATTGAAGGCATCTTTCT